TGCCGCCCACCGTATCGCAGCGGAACGGGCAGCGTTCGGCAAAGCGATAGAAATTTGCCGTGAGTATGGATGTGAAGCCGCTGACGAACTCGTGACGCGCATTGAGCAGCTAACAGCCCCCGCTGCACAAAGCGTAAAAGGATTTGCTGGAGACCCGCGAGATTCTGAATAAAGTTGCGCCCGCTGCACAGACAGGAGAAAAGTGATGGCCAATAAAGAACACGAACTTATTCACTGGGACGATTACCGCTGCAAGAATTGTGGCCTAGAAGTTGGTTATTGGCCCGGTAATCCAATCTGCGTGCCCCCAGCGGATCCGCTCGAAAACTTAGAGCTTCACGCTCCTACCTTTGCTGACGCTGAAACGCAAGATGAATTTCAGGTTTCAATGAATCCAGCGGCTCCGGTAGCGACGGAAGAGACGGCGCAGGTAAAGTGCCTCTATTGCGGTCAGGATTATTCCAAGCAGCCGCTAGATGTTGTGCTCTCCAAAGAACAGTGGCTTTTGCTGAATCCTGACGATGGTGGAGTACTTTGCGCGGCCTGCATCGTGAAACGCGCAGCAGAACTTCCGCACGTGATAAATCTTTCAGCCAGGATAACTTTCGCAGATGAGTTCGATTCGCCAGTGCCCCAGCCCGCAGGGACGCCGCAGCCGCTTGCAAGCATGGATATGGACGATTTGATGGATTTAGCTGAGCAGCATGGCTGGCGTTACCCATCAAAAAATGAAACGGAAGAAGAGTACCGAGCGGTATTAATTTCTAAGTTGCCCGCCGCCCCACCGCCAACCGGGACGCCGGAACAGTTGCGGGAGCTGGCGGAAAAGTGGCGGAAACATAAGGCTGAATTGTACCTGCCGAATCAGCATGAATACAACGGCTACGCTACGGCCTGTGGAGACCACGCCAACGAGTTGGAAGCTCTCATAGCAGGACACGTTTCTGTGGCACATCTAATTGAACGTACTGGATTGTGCTTTGGGTTTTGTGACCACAAACCGAAGTGGGTTGCATTTACCGATATTTCGGCACTGCGCTTTTCTCGCCGAAGTGACGCGATTCGTTTCATTGAGTCGTTTAGAGAGCAAGTAGATTTGGAGAACGTCCTTGTCACAGAGCATTTGTGGAGCGATAAAAATGACCGGACTTGAAATTATCGCTTGGGCGGTAAAGAAATGCCAAGAAGAAAAAGTTCCACCGGATGACGGAGCAATTGTACGTATGATTCGGTATCACTTAATTGACGTGGACGATGCACGCCTGCGTCCCGCCGCGCCACCGCAGGAGCGAGAGGCAGGCAAATGAGCCGCTGGAAATTAGATAGTGATGCGCTTCCCGGTCAAGAGACCTGTTTAAGTTGTGGCGGCCTGCACTATGGAACGCCAAAGGGTGTTTGTCCTCTTGCTCCTGGTTATGTTTCGCCTAAGCCGTGGCCAAAAGAAAGCAGGGTAATCATGGATAGAATAAATGACAGACATCTTTGTCACATCTGCGAAGAGCGTACTGAGCTAAAATGCTCCGATTGCGCTATCAATCTCAAAGCTGAAGTGTTCGTTTGCGAGAATCCAAAATGTCGTGACGAGCATGAAAATAGATATTGCTCTGGCCCTAATAGGCACTGCGCTGGTGGAGAGCACTGTGTCTGTCAGCCCGGCTACGGTCACAAAAAGAATATGCTGCTACAAACCCCCATTTCTGTACCGTTGGCTGAAAAGAGCAAAGAGGAATTGGTTCGCATCGTCGAGATGATGCAGGAAGATTTGCAATGGTATGTTGCCGAGGGTAATCGACTGCTGGCCGCCGCCCCACCGCCAACCGGGACGCCGGAACAGTTGCGGGAGGCCGAGCGGCGATTGCGGGATGCTTTGGATAAAGCTCAATATTGCGCACGAAACGTGGAATTCGTTTTCGTCAACTCGGATTGGATTAACGTCTGCCAGAAGCTAGACGACATCCGTCGAATCGCCGCCGCGCCGCAGGCCAGCCAGCCCACATTTCGGATTGAGATTGACCCTTCAATGCCCGCCGACGAAATTCACCTGCACGATTTAGCGAGAGGCAGGCAAATGAGAGTGCTGGATTTATGCGCTGGCGAGCTTGGCTGGTCTGCTGTTTTTGCCCAGCGCGGCCATATCTGCATCTGCGTTGACTTGCGTAAGCCTGCTCGAGCCGTGCCGCAAGGCTGTACTATGGTCGAAGGTGACATTCTGGAAATCACGGCGGATTATATTCAGAACTTTAACTTCGTCGTAGCCTCAACACCCTGCGAACAGTTCAGTACCATGCTGAATTTCCGTCCGCCAGTTCCTTTCCCCGCGCTGGGCATCAAGTTATTCAATCACGCTCGATCAATATGCGAGGCCGCAGGAATTCCGTACGTAATGGAGAATGTCGCCGGGGCGCAGCGCTACGTCGGAAAATCCGATAATCACGCTGGTAGTTTTCATCTATGGGGAACGGCTGTCCCTACAGGAAAGTTGCCGAATTGCCGGAAGGGCATGACCGAACTGGCGATGGGGCTGCGCGAGCACAAAGGCAAGCCAGGTTGGGACGTGCGGCATAATGGCGTGAAGGGCAAAACGCAAACCGATATTGTGGCCACCATTCCTCCTGAACTAGCAAACTGTGTAGCCGAATATGCAGAACGAATTGTGGAGCAGTGGGGCGCCCAGCGAGAGGCACAGGAGAAGAAAGCGTGAGCGTAGAACGAGCGAGGCTGTTCGCTTTGAAGCAATACCCGGATGCGAAAACCTTCCGGTTTAGGGTGCTTAGGAATACTTGGTTTAATTTTCATTGCGGCCGGCGCGGCGTGGTTGTCCTAGTCGAAGTTGGCACATCTTGCAGCAAGCATCTGGATACGAAAATGCACCTGACGATTTGCGCGTGTTCCACCTGCGAAACTGAACCTGATTGGAGAGAGGCACCGAGTTATGACTACGGAATCTAAACGCAAGCCGATTATTTGCTTGGACTTTGACGGCGTGATTCACAGCTATACGAGCGGCTGGCGAGGGGCACGCAATATTCCCGACTCGCCAGTAGAAGGAGCAATCGAATTCATTCTCCACGCGGTACGCGACTATGACGTGGTGATTCATTCCAGCCGCGCTCGTTACTGGGGCGGAATCTCCGCGATGCGTAGCTGGCTACGGACTCATTCTGGGAATCTTTGGTACGACACGCCAGCAGGGCCGGGGATTGAAGATGTGCGCTTCACGCGCTGGAAACCAGCAGCAGTTGTTACGCTTGATGACCGCGCCGTCCGATTTGACGGCAAGTTCCCAGAACCGCGAGAGCTAGCAGCACTTCAGCCGTGGAATAAAGCGACGAAAATATGATTGCTTTGCCACTTCAGCTAGGACGCAGGCGCATCTTGATTCTAGTGATGGAGCGCGAGAACCTGATGCGCTTGCAGCAGGCCGACCCTATTGACCTAAAGACCGACGACTATTTCGTGCCGCAGCAGAACGCAGCGGGAATCGAATTGCTGATTGCCTACGAGCATGACCACGACAAAATCATGGAGTTAAACGAATCTGGCGGTCTGGCAGCAGTAGTGAAGCACCTAGAGCAATTATCATCCTGCACAAACCACTTGAATTCTCAGAAGAAATACCGTGGCCACCAGCCCCAGCGAGGAAACCATGAGCAAAGCAACCGCAGCCCTTAGCGCTCGCAGCTCAGCTCCATATCCCTGAGCCATGCCAACCGCTTTTCGAGGTCTGCTTTGCGTGCCAGCAGCCGTTCTAGCGCTACGACATGTGGCGACAACGAGCACAGTTCCAGCTCCAAAGCCACAATTTCTTGGCTCAGCGCCGAACGCAGTTGGGGCCGTTCCTCTGCAAGTGGGCGGTACATGGCGTGCTCTAGCATTTCAGACTAGACGTGGCTGGTACAATCGGGTAAAAGCCTTATTTTGCTGTTTTCCCAATGTTTTGCACGGGCCCGCAGCAGAAAAGCCTTGACGCCGTTTCCTGGATTGGGGTAGAGTGCGAGCAAGGGTTTCTCTTGTGATGTGCGGCGTTGGGGTCAGATGGTCCTTCGCCGGAACACGCCTCGCACGCATATCACAAGGGGAGCCGTTAGAAAGATGTTCCGGCGAATATGCTCCTACATTTTTCCAGTCTGAAGCCGTCACTCTGCCGCTTTGCGGGAATGAAGGGCGTTGTGTATTCACCCGCTATCAAATCTCAAAACAAATCCAAGCTCTCCTGCCGAGGAACTTGGTCTGCCAGGTTTGATAGCAAATGCGCGGTTTCCACTAGCCGAAACTTAAAGGTTGCAACCGATAGTAAGCAGGAACTATTGGTGAGAACCGTGGCTTGCTATCTCTAAACACGACTTTGAGATGCTAAGGGGCTCTGCCCCTCGCACCCCGAAACCTTCAGAGGGAAACTTCGGCAGGGAAAACGGACTATGGGGAAAATAAAAATTAGTAGTGCGGCGAAAGAAGCAGTGATTTTGCGCTCTATGATGACTTGCGAAGATTGCAAAATAAATAAAGCCGAGCACTTTCATCATGTGACCTATGCGCGAAAGGGGCAGGAACTACCGGAGGATTTGGAGCACCTGTGCATTGTCTGTCATGGAAAAAGGCACCCGCATCATAACTTTAGAACGGCTTGGGAGCAGAGGCAGATACACCTATGGAAGTTAGCCGGAGCCAAGAAACACAAACGACGCACGAAGTACAAATCATTCACAAGCCTATCTGCATAGGCAGGCCGTGGGGTTGCGTTTGTTCTTGCGGCTGGCGTTCAGCAAATCAAGATGAAGCCGAAGCAGAGAACAGCAAAAGAATCCATTTATCCACAGGAGCAGAAAAATAAGTTTTGCACAGTGTAAATAATCCCTATTGACAGGTTTCACGCGACGTGAGACAAGTAGCACATGAAGAGGGAAAGAGAATATACAGAGTTCTTGCACGTGAGGCTGACGAAAGGTCAAAGGCGCATTCTGAAGTGCTTGGCCAATCACGTGAAGCTAGACGAATCGGACACGGTTAGAGCAATTCTAGCGTTCACCAATAGGCGCTCAATCGAGTTTGACGGCGAGCTGCGGCAGATTAAGAAAAATGCGGAGGCGCGGCCATGAAGCCAGCCCTACAGCGCGACTGGACGCGTTTCAGGCTGAACGTGAAGAGCAATCGCCACAGCCAGCGAGAGCCGATTCGCTGCGCTCTATGCCAGCAACTCATCATCACCGGGCAGCCGTACAGGGACGGCGGCAGTACCGGGCACGCTCACGAAACATGCGTACAAGCAGAAAGGAACAGCCATGAGTGAAGCAATCGAAGAGAAGCCCGAATCGAACGAGTTGGTGTCAGTGAAACGCTCCACGGATATTGGGAAGCTGGTCACTGCGTTGTGCAAGGCGCAGTTGGCCTTCGACCCCATCTACAAGGAATCGGAGAATCCAGCTTTCAAGCGCGGTAACCGGGTATCGAAGTATGCCGACCTGTTCAGCCTGGTTTCGGCCACCAGAAAGCACCTGAATAACAACGGAATCACCATCATGCAGTTTCCAACCGTGACACTGACTGGCAAGAACTTGATAGTCACTACGCTCATGGCGCATGAATCCGGCGAATGGATTAGCCACGAACTGCTTATCCCAGCAGTGGACGAACGCGGCTTCACGGCGCACAGCATCGGCAAGGCCATGACCTACGCCAGACGGTACTCTTGGCAATCAGTGACAGGCTCGGTGGCCGAGGACGATGACGATGGCAACGATGTTTCAGGGCAAGGCACAGCGGAAGCCGCTCAGGCGGTAGCAAGGCAAAAAATAGAGCAAGCAGCCAAAGCGGGGAATAAAACCGCGCAGGCAGCCCTAGAATCGCAGGAACAGGCTAATGGCGAGCGTTCGCTGTTCTACGTTTGGCACCAAGAGAGCCAGACGGCAACCATCTTGGGAGACGAAGCGCTCAAGAAGCTCAACAAGGACGTACTGCGAGACTTCTGGAATCCCACGGCAAAGGCAATTGTGGTAAACGCACAACAGCTAGAGGACTTGAAATACACACTGGAGCGGAGACAATGCCCATTCTCAGCACTCCCAAGCAACTGAAATTAACAGGCTTGGCCAGAGCAGAGAGCGCTCATCGGGAGTCTTTTCTTGCTGCTTGCTGGGTAGCTGAACTTCTGGGCCACCAGCAAGACACAGTTTGTATGGACGATGTAACGCGGTTTATCAGCCCGGAAGCGCTTGGCAATTCTGCTGGCGGGGTGTTCCGTGGCGGGGCGTGGGATTTGGTGACGGTGATGCCGTCGAATCGGCTTGGGAGGCGCGGTGGGTATCAGGGGACATGGGCGCTCCGCAAATGAGTTTCTAGCAAGGTGAGTGAGCCGTGTATACGGCACTTTGCTGAAAGGGGGACTGGGAAAAGCGGCTGAGTGACAGTCATACAGAGTGGGCGCAATAAAGCGTCTAAGCTCGCGTCTCGATTACCGAGCAGGTCGTACTCAGTCTCCCACAAATTATGCCTACATTGGAGGAGGTATACTTCGCCACAAAGTTCCTGTACGAACAGGGGCCAGCGCACCGGAGCCGCAAGTGCCACTACGGGCTGGTAGACGTGGAAGCGAAGCAGCGGATACTCAACCCGGACAAGAACCGGCGCGTGATATTTGTCACCGATGAAACCAATTACGTGGAGTTTCACAAGCAGAAAGAGCGGTACATTGAAGCTTGCGGCGGCAATAAAACGTTGGGCATCCACGCGATGATTCTGCTACTCAGCAAAATCAGCAGCGAAGCAATCAAGGGGCTAGTCGAAGATGGGCTTGATGAACAAAAGTCCTGAGCGGAAGGCCGAGCTTGGGTACACCGATGCCAAGTCGTTTGTCCGGCCTACGGGCGAAGAGGTGTTGTTCGGCGAAGATTGGCGGCGCCGCAAGATGGAGCTGCAAGAACGTAGTGCCGGACTTTGCGAGCGCTGGAGCATCCTGCACAAGCCGCACGTGGTTTTGTGCAGGACGGAAGGCGAAGAGCCGCACCACATCATTCCTCGCAGGGACGGGCGTGACGACAGGCTCAAGAACCTAGCGAATTTGTCTCATTTCTGCCATTTAGCGGAAGACGAAAGGGTGCCGCGTTGGACAAAGAATGGGTAGCGGTGATTGCCAGGATTTACCCGGCTGGCTACAAAAACAAAGACGGCTGGAGCCGAAAGATGGTTCGCCTGGAGAGGATTCATGGCCAAGAAGTACCGCTCGCTGAAGCTCAATTGGAAGAGCAAGAAGGTGAGGCGTATGTATCTCCGGGATTGGATGCGAGCGTGGCGGGCGGTGCCAGAAAACAGAACAGCAGAAAAGATTAAGGCCATTCGCAATCAGGAAAGGAACCTGCATGGCTAAAGCCCCGAAAGAAAAGAAACAAACTCCAGCGCAACTGCTGCTGGCGATTCACCTGCGAGAGCTGGGCTTTGCTCCTGAGCCGGAAGTGCGGGTTTGTGCCGAGCGCAGGTGGAGATTCGACTTGGCAGATGCTTCGCGCCGGATTGCATTTGAGGTCTCAGGCGGTAACTGGACTGGGGGCCATGCGAGAGGGCGCGAGCAAGAGGATGAATACACCAAGCTGAACACCGCGCAACTTTTAGACTGGCGTGTTTTCCAGTTTACCAATCGCCAAGTTTCTACGGGCGAGGCCAAGGAATTTCTGAGGAAATGGGATTTACTATGATTCCAGCAAACAAAATTAGCATCTCAATCGCTTCTGATTATGCCGGGATGGAAGCCGGAGAGTTTGATTTCTATTTCGGCTATGAATACGGCAAGGACGATGAAGGCGAAGTTTGGGGATTCCGAGCCAAGAAGAATGGAGAGGTTGTTTTGGAGTACCCCGTGGAAGAAGGACGATTTGAGGTTGCGGAACGGCTGCTGGAAGGAATTGGGCATTATTTGGCGGGACTGCCATGATTCCAGCCGTGGAGCGTAAGGATTTGCTTCGCTGGAGCTTGCTGTTTTTGGCGGTGGCCGTACTGGTGGCTTATGCGGCGTTTGGGCGCTGAAAATGCCAGTAGACAACAAAAAGTATCCGAAGAATTGGAAACAGATTGTCGCGGATATTGCCAAGAGAAGTGGAGGACGCTGTGAATGCACGGGAGAGTGCGGTTTACATAAAACGAATCCTGGCCCGCGAAGATGCATCGAAAGAAATGGAGAGCCAGCTACGTTTGCTCGCGGAAAGATTGTACTTACAACTGCCCACTTGTGTCATAACCCAGCGTGCGCCAGACGGAAGCATCTCAAGCATATGTGTCAGCGATGTCATTTACGATACGACGTTAAATTGCATCAACGGCATCGCAGGGAGCGCAAAGAACGAGAAACCGGGCAGATGCGGCTGATATGAAAACCGCTCTGCATTTCTGCGGGATTCTAGCGCTGGCGTGACGATTTCGATTGTATTTGCAAGAAACGTAAGCCTAAGATGGAGGAATGATGAAAACAAAACACACGGCCCTAGTAGTGGTTCTGCTCTCCAGTCTGTTCTTTGCTGGCTGTCCGGGCACGGCCTATCACAAAGCAGTGATTGCCGAGCACGACTTCAGCGTGACGGTGGCAGCTTTCCAGCAAGCGGAGATAGTTGAATTCCAGTCTGGCCGGATTGACTCTGCGGAGCATCTGAAGCTGGAAGCAGGCATCGAGAAAGTAGCTCTGGCCGGACAAACGCTCACTAGTTCGCTGCAATCTGGCGCCGCCAACACTACCGTCCAGCAGAACTTCAACACGCTTTCGGCAGCTGTGACTGACTTGATGAATAGCGGAGTGCTGGGCGTAAAGAACCCAACATCTCAGCAACTCTTGAAAGTGTCGATTCAGACCGCACAAGCCATCCTGGCGAATGTTTCAACGCTTCTCGCCAATCAAACGACTACCACCACAGGAGGAAAGTAATGGCCTCAGCCGCAAGAGCAATCGCCATCATCGGGGAAATCGCGCAGCTGGAACCTATCGCCTTCGGGCTGGTTATGTCGCTGGTAAACGGCCTCAAAGGCAAGTCGGACGCGGATATCTTGGCCGGGGACGCTGGCGAATGGACAGACATCATTGCCAAAGCGCACGCCGAAGCGTCCAAGTGAGCCATGCTGGAAACAGCGCTATTCAGGCTTTTCATTTGTTTGGTGATTTTATACTTTCTGTGGAGGGAAAAGAAAATGGCCGAAGATTTCACAGCCCTAAATGCAGCGATTGCTAAACTGCAAAGCGATGTAAACACACTCATCGCATCGAAAGCGCAGAGCAATCAGGCAGCGATTGATGCGGCCACAGCGGCAGTCGCAGCGGTGGATACGACCGTCACGGCAGCCACTCCACCTCCAGCTTAGCGAACAGAGCGCTAAGGGGCCGCTCCATCCCCTCCAAGGATGCAACCTAACCCAAGCGGCCCTCAAGTTTCGTGTGCCAAATCCAGTAGAAGGAGAGTTGACCACGTTGGGGCGGGAGTCAGTCTGGAGCTTCACCAAAACCCGGCTCCCGCCTAAAAAGCCATGCTAAACGCCCACTCCATAGAAAAGCTTGCAGAGGTACACCCGGAACTCGCCAGACGGGTGAAGCAATTGGCCGAAATATTGTCGTTTGATTTGGTGGTGACGTGCGGCTTGCGGACGTGGGCCGAGCAGGATGCGCTGTTCGATCAAGGACGGACGCAGCCGGGTAGCATCGTGACCAAGGCGCCCGGTGGCCATTCCGCTCACAATTTTGGGTACGCCGTTGATGTCGCGCCTAGCGATGGAGTAGGCATCGACTGGAGCGGCAAGGACGCCAAGTGGAACGAGATTCTGTCCAAGGCTCCCAGTTGTGGACTGAATGAAGGGGCAATGTGGAGAACGTTTCCCGATGAGCCGCATCTCTATTTGCAGGAATGTCCAGCCAATCCTGACGATACGATGCGCTGGGATTTTCAGGAAAAAGGCATGCCAGCGGTTTGGGCAAGTTTCAAGCTAAGCTGAGGTTCTTCCGACCGCTATAAATCCGCATCCGACAATCACCGCAGGCAGCCAGTACAGCCCCAGCCAAGAATCATGCAGCAGATACCCACACAGGAACAGAGTTTGCGCCAGCCAAGTCATGCTCAGGATGAAAAACTGATTGCAGTGGCGCGGCGAGTAGGCCGAAGAGGCTCCCAACACCTGCCCAAGAAAAAGCAATACCGAGCCTTGTAGCAGCACAATCCAGCTTGACTGGCTCCACGGATGGTCAACGCCCATAAAACACAGCCTGGACATCCCCACGGTCAGCACAGCTGGTATGGCGAGGAGTCTCAGGCGGTAGCTGAAGAGCAGCAGAGATTCCCAAACCACATGGAAGGCGAAAAACAGCCATAGGATAGTGGTAGCGGCGTAGACGGCGGGATAGTGCCAATGGTTCAGGTAGGCAGCTTCGGTGAGCAGTTCGTAGACCAGATTGCCGGCAAGGAACAGCCAAACCGACAGCGGACTCTTGACCTTCCACAGAGCGTAGACGTTGGCGCCAACAAGGAAGCCGAACCTCAGCGCTTCGGTCAAGGCGTGGTAGCGGCAAACGAGTACGACTGTCCTACGGCAAAGTAGCCAGCATCCTCAACCGAGAGATGCAGCACGATGGTTCCATCATCACCCTTCAGCACTATGTTGCCTTCTGAATTGACGATGCAAAGAAATAGTCCTACGACTTGACCCTTCGGTGGCGGCTGTCCCAAAATAGTTACCTACCTTTCTAGTAATTAAATGCGCTCAATCCCTCTTCCACATCGTGCCATTCATACGGCCTTCAATATATTTAATCTGCCCGCGCATGGCAATGATGTTCTTGCTGAGCCGGTCTATTTCCAATTCGAGTTCACGCGGCTTGTTCTCCCGTTTCTTCCAGCGAATCAGATACATCGTAACGAAACAAGAAACCACTTGTCCTGCCACGATGAGGGCAATCTGCTGGAAGATGGGATTCACCGCTGCTCCTACTTTGTTTTAACGCGCCTTGCCGATTTGGAGCCAAAATAGTATCCACAAATAGTCATCAAGATGCTGGAAATAGTGCCATCCCGGTGAAAAGCGATGAGCGTCAAGCAGCCGATAACCGCGCATCCGGCAATGAAATCACTTGGTTCCAATAGCTGCATTTTTCTCCTCGTAAGTATGGCTTCGTTCGATGCCCAGCACAAACAAACTCCACGATGTCACCACAAAACAAACAGCGGTAGGCAAGCCCATTCCCGCCCTGCCGCGAATCCATGAGTACAGATTCTCTTGTCCGCTTACATGGCCGATGATAGCCATCATGGCGATGCAGAAAATAATGAAGCTGCACATGCGGATGAGTGGAAATTGCCGGGTCACGGCTTGGGTTCCGCTGGCGGAAGTTGATTCTTCAGTGACACGCTAGAGTAGACCGTCGAGCGGGCAGAAAGCGCCATGTAGCCGATGATGTAGATGAAAAGTTTATAGTATTTCTGCACTCTGGGAAAGTCACCAAACGCATCCCACGGCGGCAACAAACTGTGCAGGATGGAGCACACAAACACCGTCTCGGTTGCCGCGTCCAGCATCTGATGCTGAGTTATCATTGCACACTCCCTGAATACGTTGGCCCGCAATCGGTCTGGCAGGTCAGTAAAATCTTGCAAGTCTTGGCGCAGGTTACTGCGTTGCTCAACGTTACCAGAATCTTGCCCGGTGCGGGGTAGGTTATTCCCATTAAGAGATTGGCTGGAGCAGTAGGAATGACACCAGAAAACTGGTAGGCTCCGACATCCCACGCTCCACTAGAAGGCCGAGCAATCGACACCCGCACCGAATTGACTGGTTTGTGATTTACTTGGTCGTAGGTCACAGCGTACGAAGTATCTTTTTTGCAGGCCGCTTGAGCAGCCGCATCGGTAATTGTGTTACATAGAGTTGTCTCGTTCACTCCCACGCCTATCGCCGCGCATCCGAGGCTTGGCAAGAATTGATACGTTCCCGCATAAGAACCACACAGTATATTTGCTACGGCTTTGGTTTGGGTAAGAATATCAACAGGGCCGCCTGGAACACCGTTAAAAGTTGCCGAGGTTATCGTGCCAGCACTGCTCGTCCACGAAGCACAAGCCGGGTCGGTGCCGTTGCCGCATTCCAGTTGGAATCCGCTGGTGATGAAATATGAATTGTAAAAAGAGAACGTAGCCTGATTCAGCGCTCCACAAACGTTTGATGGAGGATTGGCGACCAGTCCGCACTCCAAAGAGTTGTTAAAACCGTAAAATGTGCTGGTAGTCGGCCCCCAGTTTAGTAACCGCGCTACGTTGGTGTTCGTCCAGATATTGTTGAACATGAAATAAGTGCAAGGCCCAAGAAGCGGTTGCCAGCCCTGACCGGAATATACCGTGTCGATTACGTTGTTGTACCACGTAATTTGTAAGTTGCCGGAACAACCACCATCGTTGGAAATATGAGGATGCGTGGTTCCGGTGACGGAGGTCGCCGAAGCGTTGTAGAAATAATTGTCATGCACGGAGGACAATGCAACATCCAAGGCTTGAGAAATGTTGTAGAAAACGTTGTGGTCTATGTACAACTGCCCGGAATACACTCCCTCGCCGCTAAAAAATCCAGTACCCGGAGAACCTGTCCCTTGCCCACCGCTAGTGTAGGTTGTCGTTGGCCCAGCGTCCGTGCCGTCCACCACGTTGTACGTCCAATGGGCGTGAGCATCGCTCAATACCGCTGCTGACGAATAATCTCCCTTAGTGGGGACTGCGGATGCCGGGAACGTCCAGCGGTGGAAATAATTGTTCTCAATGGTAAGGAAATCTCCCCCTGAGCCGTTGGTGTTTTCAATGTACGATGGTTTCAACCCTCCGCCAGTTCCGGTGGTGTTGCACATTCCCGTGAACTCGAAACTGTCGATAATGACCCATTTGTGGGCGGAGTTGTTGATAAACGGGATGCTGACTCCGTTGGTATCGTAGAAACAGGTAGTGTTAGTGCCTGGATTTGACCAGTCGCCACCGCTGAAAATTGGCCGCGTCCAACTGCCTCCGGTGAACCAGGTTTTGTCCACGCCGTAGTAGTAACAGCCGTTGCCAGCACAGCCGTTAAAGCTGTCAGTGCCTCCAGAGCCTGCGCGGGTAGTCCACGGGAAAATCGTCCAGTCCCAAGTGATGCCGCCTTTGAAGATAATTCCAGTTCCGGTGGTTCCGCTTCCGGGCAGTGTCGAACAATTATTGGCGCAGCCTACCATGCCGAGAGTGTGTTTAAGGGGAGCGCCCTCGGTTGTTCCAGCATTGGTGTCGGCTCCGCCAACAAAATCAATGTAAAAGCAGTTCGAGGGAGCGCCATAAAGGCCACCGTCGCCCAAATTGGCGGCAGAGGGACAAGTACCCGCAAACGCCGGAGCCGCGTAGAGCAGGAGGAGCAATGCGAGTTGGAGCAGTTTTCTCACGATTCCACCGTTACATTGAAAACTGTTGCCGGTGGTGTAACTGCCAGAATGACTTGTAGCCAAACCGTGACCACGCCAGCCGAACTTACATATCCGCCGTACATTGAGCCAGCTCCAGTATCTGATTGAGGAGTCACTTTCACGTGCATTCCAGTCGTAGCTCCGGGAACGTTGATAGTTCCTGTTGTGCGTCCAGCGGCAAGCAATGCTCCACCTCCTAAACTGATTGTATATGGCCCAGACCCGAAGCTCATTTGCACGTCCCTTGGTAGAGTTCAGTCAAGTTGATAGTCGGTGTTCCATTGTACGTCAGGGTAATTCCGGTACGGCTGGCGGCACTGGGAGTTAGGAACAATGTTGCCGCTGTAACTGCTTGCGTTCCGCCTACCTGCTGCACTGTGCAAATCGGTGTTCGCCCAAAAGCCTGCGGGAAAGTAAAAGCAATGGTCGGATTAGCGCCCACTGCCGCAGAACCATTGGTCAAAGTGAAAGCAAAGCTGCGCGAGTCGCAATCCCCTTGTGTGCAATTTGGAATGGTGACCGCCGCGCTGGTGCCCCAATTGGCGCTGGGAACCAGATTGCCAGTAGCCAGCGCCGTTCCGGTGATGGAGCAACTGCCGTAAAGATTGAACGCGCCCGCTCCGGTAAATCCAGAGAACAGCGCGGTGGAATTTCCGCAATCGTCAAATACGTTCAACGTTCCTGCGGTATCCGAGAAGAAGTAGCGGCCAGCGGTCAACGCCGTGCCGGTATTCTGAACCCCGCGCAGATGATAGGTTCCTGGACTGGTGATGTTATATAAACCAGCTTGCCCCGCGTTGGTAAAATTTAAGACAGTCCCATCTAGATTTACGGTTCCCCGGTTGACCACTGTTGCGGAAGCAGAGGAAGCATTGTACATATACGAACCAGTGTCATTCCACGTGTTACCGCCTTGCACGAAGATGTTGCCAGAAGTGCCTCCGCTGCCATTGATTAAGCGCACGGTATTAAAAATACTCGGATTGCTGGCTTCCAAAATCGCTGCATAACCGTTCGTGCATCCACCCCAAAAGTCGCCGCCGAACCAGTTGACGATGAGTGGGCCAGCTACGTCCAGTGGCGTACATCCAGCAAATTCTGTCCACACGTCACGTAAATCAATACCGCTAAAAGTCCCGCCGCCAGCACCCAAGTTCAAACCGATGGTTCCAGCGGTATTGCCGCACCACGCCTGAATCATCGTTCCACTTATCAGTCCGTTAGCACCGCCGCCGAAGGTATGACCTAAAACCGCCCAAAGAGTTTTGCCGTTGAATCCGGCGCCACAGGCGTTGTTCCCCGCGCTCCAAACTTGCAGGCCGGAAATAAAGGGATTAGGAAATGCAAAAAGGCAGTTTACTCCTGTTCCGTTGGGGCCAGTACAGGTTGTTGGGTCGAATTTCGGTGTCGGTATCAGGAAAGTGCTGCCGCGCCCGTTACCTTTGATGGTGTATCCGAAACGCATGAATTCAATGGAAACATCCTGTCCACAAGCGCTCGACGCCGACCATGTATTAAACTCACCTTGTTCGATGAACGATGCTCCGTCGAGAATAAGAGGTAGGCATTTAGTCTGAGCATCTGTCCATGCAGCAAATAGCGGGTCATTGGCGGTGCTTTGTGTTTGACCCAGAATTGCGCTATCGATATGCCCCCATAGGAAAATAGAATTGTGAGTCTGGTTCGCGGTGGCGTTGCCGCCAGAACAGGTTGCATGTTGAGCGTCAGTGACCGTAAGCGTGCCTTCAGGCAAAACCACTACAGCAGTCTGTGATAAGTCGGATTGCGCGTTGGTAGCCCAGCAGGCTTTTCCATTGTCGGTGCCCGCCACGAAGTTGCAATCGTTGGCAAAAGTGCAATCGATGATGGCGTTCGCTGTCGATAGCGTGGCATCGGTAATCCACTTCACGTCACGTTTCACGCCGTAATTGGAAGCGACAATAGCAAGAGGACTGGGATTGGAGGTGACCCGCGCTTCCCAAATTACTCCAGCACCGTTGTTCAGCGAAACCGTTTGATTTGGATAGAGAGAAAAAGAAGTCTGTCCAGTAAGCGCGGGACTTATTTGCCCGTACACCGAGAGCGTATCCGAGCCGCCGCGGTTAATAGTTAGGAACGGAGAGACACTCTCATTTATCAGCACAAACGCCATGTTCGACCCGCAGCCGGAAGCAGTATGGTCTGGCAGGTTGATGACGCTGGCTCCAGCTTGAAAGCGAATCGTGGTTGAGCGGTCTCGCAAGGTCGTAGCGCTGTCGCACAGGATGGTGTACGGCGTGGTAGTGACCGCAGCGCCTGCGTTGCCGTCTGCGATTCCGGGCGAAGAAAGGACTACCGCCCCGCCATTGCTCGCCACTGGCACCTGCCCGGTCCTTGCGGCGGTCTCTGCTACCGTTGAGGTTACAGTGGTGCCGCTGGCGTCAGGCTTAGTTTCGGTTTGAGCCGCACTAAATGAATTGTTCACCTCACTATAGACAAAGCCCGTAGCTGACGTGCTTGGGAATCGATGGGCATTTGAGCTTAACCCAGTACTGGAAACGATGCTGCTGCCAGCGGTATTGGTGTTGGGCACCGTTCCGCAATTGCTATTCACGGTATCAACGAAAGTACTGCCAGTGAACTGTGGCGTCGGGCAAGATACCACCGAAACCTTGTTTCCTTGATTGATTGGCGCAGCCCCAAAGCTGTGATAGGCCATAAATCCAATGGCCCCGGTGGGCCGGGAAGGCAGGTTACAAGTCACCGTCTGATTCCCGGTGGTAGTCGTTACCGTGGCAGTCGGCCCGATGAAGGTCTCCTGCCCGTCAGCGTCAACCGCTGTTAGCCCGTAGGTAACAACACCAATCGGAATTGCTCCACCAGCGCTGACTACGCACCCGCTGGGCGCTCCGGGGGTTGCCATCTGGTATGTAAATCTTCCGGTTCCCTTGGCATCCAAAGGCATATTGTTTATTTCCGAGTTCCACTGCGCGAAACTGAACCAGGGAGTGTTGCCGACGTTGGCCGAAGCCGGATGATTGATGAACAGCGAGGTCGCAACGTATCCACTGATGAGCATCGGCGGAGCCCCGCCAGTCATACTTCCACCAGTAATCGAGATTAGACCAAGCTGGCTTCCGCTGCCATCAACTAGCGGAGTGCCGCTGCCGGTCACTTGGTCGGAAACGTTGATGTCAGTCAGGTTGTAGTCCGTGGTGAAGCCCATTGGGCCGATGCGTAGAAATGGAGTATGTCCGCTTTCGTAGGTGAATCCGGTGAAGCGGAAAATGGTGCCCGAACTGCTGCCCACGGTGTTGATGTTATCCACCAGCATTCCACTGCCAATCAGGTAGCTGTCGCTCATCACCACCCGTCCGGGAACCTGGGAAGCCGTGTTCGACGTTGCGATCGAACTGTTGGTGAACTCCACGCACGGATAAGGCATCAACGTTGCGCCGAGCACTCCGTCACAACTGAACTGGCGGAACAGGTAATCGAAGCCGCCCTTAAGTACTACTGGCCGACCGTAGCCCAGACCGCCAGACGCAACGCCAACGTTCTCGATGATGAGTCCCGTGGAGCCGTTGCCGCCATTGTCATTATCGGTATAAAACCCGCTACCCTGAGCACTGGAAGGATTCAAGTACAAATTGCGCAGCACGATGGAATTCTTGGTGTTGACGTACAGCAGCGGCTGCGCGCCGCCGCCAATCAACGCGCCACCGGGATACATGAAGCTGGTATTCCGTTTGGTTTGCCCTTGAATGGTGATGCCGGTACGAAGGTTCCACGGCTGGCCGAGAGCGATGTAGCCGTTGATGAGCACGGTGACTACGTTGGCGTTAATGGAACTGGCTTGAGTGAAGTCCGTAAGCCCATTGAACACCCAAAATACCGGCTGGCCTCCGCTATTCGGGAACGATGGGATATATACCGTTCCGCCGCTCTGTCCCGCTGCGGCGTTCATCGCGGCTATCAGGTTTTGCGAATTGTCATGCGAGGCCGTCACGCTGGTAGCTGTCGTTCCCGCGCTGGCTGCAAGCGTGAGGGTGTTCGTCCCTCCGCCACTGGCGATGGTAGTGGCCAAATAGCCGGCCTGCGGACTGGATGGAGGAGTCGCCGGAAGGTAGCTCGGGCTCGAGGGAGCAGGCGTTCCGCAATCAACGAAATACGGATCAAGTCCAACGGCGACGCCGGCAAGTGAATAAGCGCCCGCCCCTTGCGAACGGTAAATCCAGTAACGCAACGTGCCGACGCCGCTGTAAGAATTGGCGGCGAAGGTGAGCGTGTTGCAGGCCAACACATTTCCTAAGCCCGAACCGGGAGTCTCAGAACCATCAGGAACATTTCCGTCGCTGACCGTGAAAGTGGTTGAGGTCGGCGTAGCGACCACCGTTTTCGTTCCGTTGAACGCGTCCAGAAATGTCCCAGGGCAAGCCCCGCCGCCAAACTGACAAATTAGGAGGGTCGCTCCCGGTTGCAGGTTATGAGGGGAGGATGTGGTGTAGGTGGTGGTGCCGGAAGCCCGCGTTGCAGTAGTAATTGCGAAGCTCGTTGCGCCAAGAGCGGCAGACCCAACCGCCGTTGTCCCCGCAGCGGTGGCCGCCGTCAATCCGCCTTTGTAATCTTCAGCAATGACTTTGTAATTCCAAGTGGTCGCGCCGTTCAATAGATTGGGCGTAACCGTAGGCGTGCCCGGAGTGGTGATTGTCGGCACAACTCCAGCGCCCGGAACAACCACGCCATGCCCAAGCGATGAGCCTGGAATTCCAGTAGCGTCTTTGAAGTCCGGGTTAGAAGTGCAATTTAGCGTTGCGCTGCCAGAGCTGATGGTGCAGGTCATTGTTCCAGCAGAGTTTGCTATGTACCCGCCAAAGGCGCGAAGGTCAAAGCTAGGATTCGGCCCAGCATTCTGTTGGTCGCGTGAGATAGCTAGAGTTGTTCCGTTGTCGTTCTCACCGCTGGCCGCCAAGGCTGCTCCGTTTTTGGATTGCAGGTCGCCGTTGTTGCCAAGTGGCGATGCTCCGCCGCCACCGCCGCTGTTTGAAATCAGGTTCCAGTTGGTTCCGTCGAATTTGAAGGTCAGCGCATTGGTGTGAGTAGCGGTCGTGTCGAACGTATATCCAACCGGGATAACGAAATTCCCCGGAAAGGCGAAAGTGCGTCCACCTGTGCCATCTTCCACCAGCGTCAGACTCAACAGGTTGCCGTTTATGGGTGTGCCAGTAATCGTGCTGGACGTGACATTGCCCGTAAGCGTTATGGAATAAGAAGCACTGACGGTGGCTGCAAAACTAGGTGTCGCGCTAAAAGCCAAAGGTGTATTGGGAAGGATGCCAGCGTTGGCGCAAGAGGCTCCAACGATGCAAGGCAAAACAGCAGATTGCGTATAGGGTGTGATTCCATTGCCAGTCACGGTATAGATGTAAGTTCCCGGAGGTGCCCAGAATTGCAGATTTCCAAGTCCATCAGAAAATGTGGGGTTAGAAATCCCAGCCCCAGCAGAGTTGAAAATATTCACGGTCGGGCTGCAAGGAATGCCGATTCCCGATGAAGAGCACACTGTTACTACCGCTCCTGCCAATGGACGCCCGGTCGGCCCTAGCAAGATGCTTTGATAAGCGGAATTCTGCCCGAATGCCACGCTAGGCACCAGTAACGCCAAAAACAGCAGCAATCTCTTCATTGAAATAATCTCCCATGTGACGCAGCTTGTTCCGCTAGTTTCGGTGCGGCATATTCTTCGATGGCTTCATCAGGAACTTCCTTTGGAATCGAAACTGAGTATTTGCCATCAGCGGAGGATGCCCAGCGGATGCCCATCGCATTTTTAACTGTTATGCCTGAGCCGGGATTGGAGAAATTGGTTACACTCTTTGGCCCAGCCGAACCTTCCATCGTGTCTGGCACATAAATCACCTTGTTCCCGACTTGCCCAAGCTGCGTGGCCGCTCCCGGAGTTTTTCCTTCCGCCATTCCCACCAAAGTATTTCTTGGCACGGAACCCATGTATTTCGGGTTGATTGGCGACATCGCTTCGTTAGGAATCGGCAATTTCAGGACAGCGCCATAAGGCACTTCGCCTGTGCGGCCATTTTGGAAATTATTGCCAAAAGGTGAAGAATTCCTAGATGCTCCAGCACCAGCAGGCGAAAATGGGTCGCTAACCATGTCACCCGATAGTTTGCTGGGAATCTTGTTGAACGGGCCGGGATTTGTCGGCGTGCCGATTTCGCCCTTCGGCACAATCCAATCGGGAATCGTGTATTTCTGGAGCATGGAAGGCAGAATGTTCTTCACCGTGCCGGGATTCCCTTGTGCGGCGGGGCCATTCGCCAAAGACTGAGCGGAAGTCGCTGGACGGCGCATTAAACCAGCTATTGTATTTGGCGATGGAGCTAAAGCGCTACCAACGTATCCGCCAAATCCACTGCCCAACAATCCGCCAATGTCTTCACCAATATCAGGCGCACCAACTTTTTCACCGATGTTTCTGCCTGCATATCCTCCAGCAACGCCTCCAGCCACTCCGCCGCCAAGACCCATCAACGTGGCCGCTGGAGCCAATGCCAGTCCAGTTCCAATGAACGGAGACGCCATGATGCCAGCGGATAGTGATGCATTCTTTAAGCGTTGCTGTGGAGTGCTGCTACTTTCTGGCCTAGTTTCACCTGGAGGTGTCCACTTCCCACCACGAATATCAGGTGATGGAGTTTTCCACCAATCGTTCAATTGTTTGCCCACTCCAGTGGGTGCGTTTGTCGGCTGTGCGCTAGGAGTATCAGCTCCAGCCGTGCTGGCAGACCCACGTAGCTTCGCCACTCGCTGCGTAACGTCTTCATCAGATAGACTCTCTCCCTTGAGGTAGTAGCTCTTCCCATCCTTGCCGTGGAAAAGCGTGTAGCCGGATACCGGAGTTTGTCCATCGAATTTGTTCTCGTCTGCCACTATTGCTCCACCACCACATTGGGACTTGGCCGTTGATAAGTTCCGCCACTCGGTGCACCAATGGCGTTACGTCTGCGGTTGGCGTCAGCCTTGAATGTCGCTACGCTTTCCCGCGCCCTAGCAATTGGGCCATTCGGAGCAAGTAAAGCGCTGGCTGTATTGTGATTCGCCCCAGTAATCGATTGAGCCGCTTTTTCTGCGTGTTGGGCATTACGCATGGCGTGCGCTCCAACCATCGCTAGTCCGGTTTGTTCTTCTATGACTTTCAATGCCGCAACATCAGGGTCGCTAGAACCAACTGTTTGCCGCAGGCCGGTCATACGTCCAGCCATAGGGCCAAATAATTCAGGCCTGCGCTTGGCAATATCCTCCAGATTATTTAGGTTTTCCTCCAAGTTATTTGCCAAATCTGCACGGCGTTGCTCGTCCGGCGTGGCCTCTTTAAGTTTTTCCAGTTGCGCCTGCTTGATTTGTTTTCCCAAGTCAGCAATGTCTGGGTCTTTAGCCGGTCTGTCACGCGTTTTCAATGTGCTCCTAGCAGCATCACGGTTTGCTGGAGTGTTTGGCTTTCCTTTTGCTCCCAGCAAATCAGAGATGGCTTTGTCTTCCTCAGTTGGAACTGGCGGTTTAGTAATCTTAGCGCCTTGTATCGAATCCTGAATGTGAGAGAAAGCATCGGCATACGTGTATGGCTTTCCGCCATTGTCAGGATTCGGCGTTCCTACCAAATCGTCGATGGCCTTGTCCTGCGCTCCCTTTGGAGCAGGGCTGCTGACTGCGGCGGCATGAGCATTCAAATAACCCGTTTGTGCCTGCTTTTCTTCGTTGCTGATGCGCTGGTTTTCCAGTTCCCGGCCCATTTTTAGCTGATTGCTAAGAAGTTCTTCTTGCTGCATCAGCGGTTGAATCGCTCGTTGCCGCTGGTAGTCTCCGGTAATCACACTGCCCAACATAGGATTCCTGCGGGAAATCAACGCACCCAACAAGGCTCTTGGCGTGCTGACTGGATTAGGATTCAATGCCTGTCGTAGTTTATCGGCCACATCGGAATATTCCTGAAATTCTTTGGTTCCTCGCAGGTTTGGCTGAATCGCCGGTGAAGAAATAGCGCTGGAAAATGTTCCGCTGGAACTGGGTGTCGCTCCGAATTCAGGTGCGATAGCGGAATCTTCCGTGGCTGGCCCCATCGGAGTAAACGGATTGTTTGCTCCCAGAAACTTTTTCGGATTGATTGCTGTAATCGCCATAGCGCCTCGCTAAATCAAGAACTTTGCAACGTCTCCCAGTCCGCCCATGAACCCACCGCCGCCAGCTTGTCCAGAAAGTCCAGCTAGAAGTTTGTTCTTCTTGGGATTCTGCTGCACTCCGGCCTGAAAAGCGTTCAGAAAACTTGGTCGTCCGGGCTGCGGATTCCCTTGAAATCCAGACATGCCGGAATATTGGTCGTAGCCGCTGCCAAAGTCCGGCCCATCAAAATCAAGCATTCCCATTTCATCCTCCAGTCAATAACGAGCCTGCACCTTGTCCAAAACTTCCGGCAAAAGCACTGCCCATCGTATCGAAGAATCCCGGATGGTTTTTTGCCGTTCCGTAGACTCCTGCACCAATTCCAGTCAGTTGATTCTGTCCTTGATTCAAGCTGTTCAGGAAACTGGTATCCACGCCGTAAAGTTGAGAAATTCCTTGCAAGCCCATCATCTTGCGGCGAAGCTGCTCATCGGCAAAATCTTTTTGATTGGCCAAATTCTGATTGGCCAGAGCTGTGGTTTTTCCTCTGGCCAGACTATCTAGCATCGAACCATAACCAGCCGAATTGTTGGTTCTGGCCATCCGTCTGGTAGCCGAATCTTGCGCTCCGCCGTACCCTTCGTTGATTGCTCCCAACGTGCTCTGATTGATGGCCGCCTTCTGTGCGTCGGAATATCCTGAATTCAAAAGGCTGGAATACTGCGGCATCAATGTGCCGTATTCGGAACTGCGCTGTTTGCTACTTTGTCCTTGCTGGCCGCTTAAATTCTTGGACTGGCTGCCAATAGCTCCCCAGATGTTCTTTCCGCTAATGTCTCCGCCAAATGTCGGGCCAGTGAAACTCATTGCGTCCTCCCTCTAGCGCCAGCGCCAGAGTTGCCGATTCCGCTATAACCGTAGCCGGGAATTTGCGAGACTCCACTTCCACTAGAAGGCTGAATGGCTGGAGCTGGCGAAGCAGTGTTTCCCGGAACTACAGCCGTTGGCGGATTGCCATACACGATTCGCTCGCTCAAACTTCCTAGCTTGGTGCTTTTGTACCAGCGCCAGTAAGTTGTAAGCCCCGCCAAAGTGCTGGTTCGATGGTTTCTTGAAGCAGCCAACGAAATCGTATGAGCCGTGGCAAAAGAAGGCTGCGTATCGTACTCCAGAAAATACTCTTCTCCCTGTTGAGGATGCTTATCAACAATCTGCACGTCGATTACGCCATTCGAGGCTGAAATGTTTATCCCGCCAGCCGCGATAGGGTCTTGCACCCCGCCTAAAGCTTTAGTCACGGTGTTGATATGCTCCTGCATCGTCAGCAAATCTTCATATAGGCCGGGGTATTGTTCCCTGACCGAGACAATGTTTTTAAGCGTTAGAGGCTTCACGAATTTATGCCCCTGACTGGCCCATAGATGGCCGGAGCTACCCACATCGAAAAACCCTGCAAGCTGAAATAGCTGTTCAGTGTGTTCACGCCGAAAATCATGGACATGCGGTAGGCTTGTTTCTGAATTTGCCGTTCCATGTTGGTGTAGCCCAGCAAACTCATAATCCAGCCTCGAATCGGGATGATGCTCGACTGGTCGCCACGCTTCAAAGTCAGATTGCAGGTGCCGGAACCCACCACATTCGCTGTGACGTATCCGTAATTGAGCCGCGTGCCGTCCTGAAAATACCCCGGCTGCCAGTATGCATTAATCACGGCGCCATCGTCACTAAAAACCGTATTCGATTCGTCAAGTTGATAAATTTTACCTGTCGCAGCGCCATTCCCCAGAAACAGTTTTTGGGTGTTGTCGGGCCGCAGAATCAGGCTAATCGAATTGGCGCTCAATGCCCACGGACTCCATCGGCGTCCTATGCCGTTCTGGGACTGTTGAATATCGTCACCTTGCGGCTCTTGGAATCCATAGGTGTAATCCAAGGTAAGGATTTTGTTGGGAACAGTGGAAGAGCCGTAAGGCACCGTGATGTACACCCGTTTGCGTTTGGTGTCTACCGTGACGTTGATAAGGTGGCCGTACGTCCAGTTGATGTTGTTCCAAGTAGGCTGAATCTCCTGGGAAATCTTTTGTGGCGGGCCACCAGTGAAATAGTACACGCCATCCATCGCGGCAATGATGGCCCACTCATCACCTACACCAACCCCTCTGACCGATGGCGTTCCTACTTTCTCTGAAATCTCTTGGATCGACCAATCCGCAGGTTCGTTGGTGCCATCGTCCTGCGTGACGTACAAGCTTCGTTCTTTGGCGATGTACAAATTGTTTCGGATGACGAAGCAGCTTTTGACTGCTTGACCGTTCTCTGGTGCGACGTTGAGGAATCCGGTTACACCGTCAAAACTTTCTGGATTTTCCACGAATGAAGCTCTGATTTGCGAATTGTTGTACGGCTGATTGGTCGGGAAGATTTCCACGCAATCAACGAAGAAGATTCCATTATTGGTGGGTGTTCCATCCGCATAGATTTGTAATACGATGTCAGACGGGATGGTGGCTTGCGGAGACAGAATGGGAGCTATAAACTCAGCATAGGTAGAATTGACCTGCGCCGCCGTGAGAGATATTCCTGTAGTAGTGAAACTGCCGATAGTGCTCTGTAAATTTATGTGCAGCGTTCCCTGAGTAAGTGTATTAAAGCTCCTAATTCTTGCGCGAACGCTGTATGCGGTATTGGGAACAAGGATTGGGGCACCAAGATAATCGACCGCTGCGGGTTGGCTAATTTTTCCAACAATGGCCGTTACTCCATCGCCAGCGCAGCCATAGGCTCCACCCCAATACTGAGCTGTATATGTAAACGTTCCCCCGGTGCTGGATGTCGGGTCAGGAATCCAACCTAACGGAAAAACAGATGGGATTGGCTGTGTGAATCCACCGTCAAAACTTAAATTGTTAAATCCTCCTCCGCCACCATCCGCCTTTACTTTGTTGCGCTCGCCCCACCAGAACAGCCGAGAACTGTAGGCGGTAACACCGGAACATTCCCCCAACTCCACAAGATTAAAAAGAGAATCGCCTGAAGTGCCCGATAATAGCAATTGGTCGGTAAAATCGAAGGTAGCCGAAGTTGTAACATTATCGTTAATTATCATTCCAATACTAAAAATAGAGGGCGATTGGTCAGAGACGTAAAAGAAATTATTCCCACCGGATGCTGTGAAAAGTATGATTCTCGCAACGATATTTAGCGGTCCTTTGGGAATGCTGGTTAGCACTACGCGCTTGTCACCGATGGCTGTCCATGAAATCGGAGGTGCTGGGCAAGTGATGAACCCTTGCTCTGTAACAAATGCAACCGTAACTTTTCGCGTACCTGCCGTAATGTTACCTGCTGGAGATACCGTTCCATTACCGGATGCAGCCAATCCTAGCCATGTTACGTTATAGGCTATTAGCGCACCTCCAATGGGAGTATCTCTCCTTAGTTGGGCGTTCCCATTGTAGCCAGCCACTCCAACGCCAGCTAACGTCACAAGTTGTCCATTAAAAAACGCTACGGGAAACGAACCACTCGCAGAAACAATGCTACGCCAGCCAAAATCAACAGTCCCGCCAGTGGCATTTGCCAACCCGAAGTTTACGCCTAAATTTACTTGTACAGAGTTCGGCAATCCTCCAACAATAGCAGCGATTGGCCATGTGCCGTTGTAGCCTGCTACCGAAAATCCTGATAGTTTAATCAGGTCTCCCACGGCATTAATATTGGGCGTTGGCGGAGTCAATGTGAGGGTAGCAATATTCCCAGTGCATGTCGCGGCTACGCCACTGATAACGCCACCAGTATTTATAAGGACTCCTCCAGGCGATGCTGCAAGCGCATAAGAACCGGACTCATCAGTTGGTGATGGCGCCCGTCCTGGCCCAATCTGGCTCACTCTGTCCAGATTGGTATCATCGTACTGGCGAGGAATGTCCAAGCCTGTTTTCCCATCACTATCGGCCAGATATTCCCTGCCAAATTGGGAAACGGAGTTCATGTACGTTCCAGGAACGATTGCGCTGCTGATATTCGCCAACGTTCCGATGGGATTTTCCTTGTAAAGATTGCCCAGCGAATCGAGTGCCAGCAGTCTTTGCGCCAGCGTCGGCGTCACGAAAGTCTTTAGATAATTGACAGTAGGATTCCCAGCGAGTGTTGCGAACACCGAAGAGGTTCCGGGGCGGCTTTTCACCAGCCCCGGATAGAATTCAACATCTTGGCAGTCAGGGGATGCCCAGACAGGAAGATTGGTAGCATCGGTGAGCGTGTTCAGCCCGCCAAACTCCGCAACCTTCATTTCCTGCATCCCGCTGACTGACATTCACTACCTCAGTTCAAATTGCAAAGTAGCTGAAATGCTGTCGCCAGTTGCGGCAGCGGGATAAGCTCCGGCAGCAAGCTCGGCTACGGCGCCAATGAAGCACCGGATTTTGCCGTTGGCCTGAGTCGTGCCCGGAACCCAAGTGTATTGATTGATGGCCTGAGCGGCTGTGCCAGATTGACTTTCAAATTGCACGGAGAAAGGAACCAATGACGATTGGATTCCCAATCCGGCAACGCTAAGAGTATCGCCGCCAGAAACATAGCTGCCAGAAAGCACTACCGTTCCGTAAACCCATAACTGTTTTCCATCCCACTTCTTTTTTGTGACTGTGAGTGCTACCGCCATTGTGTTGCTCCTTTTCCGCCGCGAGATACGGCTACTGCTTTGACTCGGTTACAAAACTCTGCCCGTGCCCCAGAACCTGCTTGAGCCACGTCCTACGTTGTTCGGCCTGCGCCTGCCTACCAGATAATTTCTGGCGTGCGCTTGCAAGTTAAGCAATTCCGTCATGTCCTCATTGAACATGCCTAAAAACATGCTGGCGTTTGCCGCGCCCCTGGAATTGGCCGCCAGATACGCCGTATGGGTTGCCACTACATCTTCACAGCCGCGAATGGTGAACGAACCTGAAGCACTGGATACATCAGGAAATGCCACAAAATAGCGTAGCCTGATGTCCATTGAATTTGTGGCGCCCGGCAGATAGATGCCATCCTCGAACCACGCAAATACCCCATTGGTTGCCAAAGGAACGTTGCTGGGAAAACTTGGAATGATGTTTACCTGACCCATCGGAACGTAAGCAAGATTCGAGCCTGAGATTCGCTCCGATAAATCCCTGGGCGCCAGAAAATCTACCGGCAACTGGGGACTAGTCGTATCCAAAAGTTGAGTTTGATTGGCTGTCAGCGTCAAGAATGCTTCGCTGGTCATGGACTTGCTTCCGTTGGATTGCAATCTGGCCTGAACCTTGCGGTAAGCCTTGTTGGCCAGCGGAAGCAGAACATTGTCGGTGAAGATGTCGCCTTGAATCGCCAGCTGCACTACTCCATTGCCTGAAGTCGCGTTGCCTGCTGTTTGGTTGTACTGAAACGTGGTGGTAGTCGGCGTTGCCGTAACTACTTGCGTTCCGTTGAACGAAGTGTCGGACACGCTCGCAATAATCACCACATTCCCGATGGCCAGCCCGTGCGCCGCTGAAGTGGTAATCGTCACCACGTTGGACACTCTCACCGCACCTGAAGGCGAAGGCGTAATCGTGGAAGTAGCCACTAAATCAGCGTCATTGAGCATGCTCCGCACCAGAGCAAAGACACTGCCAGCTGTGGGAAATGCAGTTGTAGAAAGGGCGGGCATCTAGATTCCTGCGATTTCCTCTCCGCTTACTGGAACTTGTTCTTTCTTTGGCCGACCTGGCCCGCGTTTCGGCTGGACTGGTTCATCCTCTGAAATCAATCCAAACTGCTTCGCTTTGTCAAAATCCAGAATAGCCCTGCAAGATTTGCAGATGGCCACGCCAACGTTGATCGACTCTCCGCAAGCAGGGCAAGAAGTCATCGGAGGCGGCGCTACCACTGCCCATTCGCGTTTCAGACCCAACTCTTCCACCGCCCGCTTGCAAAAGTCGGGTATTTCATCGACTCGCTTAGTACGCATGAACTCTTTGTCGCCAGCTTCCACCAATCCTTGCAGCCATTTGGTGCGAATCAATTTGGCATCGTCAATTTCCTGCTGGCTGGGGATATGATTGGGAGAACAAGTAAAGCATCCCCGTTCTTTCAGCCGTTCACGGCCAAAGTAATCGGCAATGACCTGCTCGGAAGGAATGGGAACGGGAATCCTTTCCGCTTTCGATGCATCGTATTCGGTGTGAATCTTCTTTTCGTCCATTTGGTCTTCGATGACGATACTGGTAAACGGCTTATCGTCAGGGCAAGACGGAATCACCCATCCCAGCACGTTGTACGTCCGGCGAGGGAGAACGATTCTTTCTTTTGAAGTGTTGCAAATCTGAATTGCGGCCATACACGCTCCTTAAGAGAATTTGGAAACTTCTAAATCGCTTGGCATAACCACGTAAGAATCATTGCGCGCCCATTCCGGCCTGCGCTCTTCGATGCTCTTGATTTTGTCGCACAAGTTCTGGTCTTGCTGCTTTTCTTGTGCGACAAAATCCGCTCTTTTGGCTTCTTTCTTGATGCGCTCCGGCAAATCCCTGTTCCTGATGGCGGTCTGCACGATGGCATCGCAAATCGTTTCGGTCAGCGGCACAAATTCCTTCTTGTAAGTGACGCCCTTTTTGTCTTTGTACTCTCGCTCGATGACTTTGACGATTTCATATTCACCTTGTCGCGGGAACGGCCCCATAGTCTCGACTCGCTGGCCATCAATCCATTCGGTGAACATCGTCTCCCACACCGCTTCGCTGCCGTAATTCTCTGGCGGGCAAAGAACTTCCAAGATGTAGCGTTCGGCAGCTTCAGGATGCTTCAAACACTTTTTGGTGCCAATCCATTCTCCGGTAACGTTGTTGTGTTCATCGAACTTTTTCCAGCGCCCCCCAATATAGGTGAAACGGTCGCCGCCCCACACAATGCGGAATAGCGGCAAGCCATTCTCGGCCCTGCCACCCATTTCCGTGACTCGTTTTTTCAGATGTTCAGGTACACGCATAATTGTTTACTTGTAATCCCCGTCATGCGAGAATGGTTACATGCCTCTCAAAGACCCAGTTGCTCGTAGATTGTACATGCAGCAATATCGTGCCAAATGGACGCCAGAACAAAGAGCTGCACACAATAAAAAATGCTGCGAGTATGGTAAAAAGAATCGGATAAAAAAGAATGCTTACCAGCGCCAATGGGTCGCTAAGAATAGGGCTAAAAAATCTGCTTATTCCATTAAAGGTTACAAGAAATGGAAAGAGCGCGACCCGCAAGCCGTTCTCGAAATGGAGCGTAAATATAGAAAGAAAAACGCGGTCAAAATAAATTACCACAATCGAAAACGCAAAGACCGCAAGAAAACTAATGGCGGCTCTCATACTCTCGCGCAGTGGATTGAGAAAGTCGAATCCTGCGAATGGAAATGTTTCTACTGTCAATCCATTCTTACTGCTGCGACTTTGACCAAAGACCATGTAATTCCTTTTAAGAGAGGTGGCAGAGACGATATAGATAATGTCGTCCCTGCCTGCCTCAAGTGCAATTGCTCTAAGAGCGCGATGACTGGCGATGAATTTATCCAGTATCGGAAAAGTAAACTTAACTCATCAATAAATGCTCGATGAACCAATCAAGGGCAAACCCAAACTCTTGATGTAGGAACTGCCTGCGGGATTTCTGTTGTATACCTGGACGCCAGCCTTGAGCCAAAACTGCTCAGTGGCCAGCAAGCCGCCTGGAACGGTAGTGGTATCGATTTTCGGCCAGACAATCTTATCGCCGATGGTCAAAAACCCGGTATCAGTGGCCACGATGCGCCCCCAATATCCCAAGCACAAGAAATCAATGCGAGTGCGGTCTTGGTGAATCGACTGCACGATAGGCACATTGCTCATCTTCATGCCGCTCTGGTTGTTGAACAGCAAATCGACGTTTTGATTGCCAGTGGGGTCTTTCCAAATCGAGCTAATCAGTAGCGCGATGGACTCGTAGGAATCGGCTTGTGCCGGATGCATGTACGAAATCAGCTTGGTCATTTCGGTGTTGAAGAAAGAATCGCCCAAGTTGATACGAATGCGGTTAAGAGCAGCCCTGACCATTCCAGTCGTCAATACTGAGTTAGCAGCATTGACCGATGGAGTCACTACTTGCGGAACGGTTGCCCGGTTTAGTCCAAGCCAAGTGCCAGAAGTCGCGTCCGACTGATGGTACTGGATGCCAAACAAGGATGACTGCGCCGTAAGCGTGCCGGAAAGGCCGCCGATAACCAGCAAATCCGTGGCAACGCTGCCGCCCGGAGCCGCTGCTACCGTGATGGTATGGCCAACCGGATCGAACGCCGTAACCGTGGAAGAACCACGATTGGTCGTCAACCCTGCGTTGTATACCTGAACGTTTTGCCCGACCATGACCAATTCTTCCTTGAAACCATCCGTAGTCACGGTAAATACGTTGGTGGCCACGGAGGTGATAGTGCCAATCACACCGTTGCCAGCGGTATTCATCAGCATGTCGAGGAAGGTCTTGAATTCCTTGACTGCCAGACGCATTACTTCGCCGGTAGCCGATTTGACTCCCCGCTCCGCTCCGGTGGTTGCATACTTCGCAAGCAGCGTGTAGCTGAAGCCGGAAGTGTAATAGAACGGAGTCAGCGTAGCGGTCTGCCACACCGGGCCTCCGGTATCACCCACCGACCCGCCATCCATAGAGACTTGCTGGAAAGTGCCACCCACCGAAACCAGCAACGGAATACGTGTTGCGCGGTTTGAAGCCGGGTCAGCGTCCTGCTTTTCCATCAAGTTGTACAGCGGCGAATCCATTTCCAAAAGTTCAGGGATGCCATCTTTGTAAACAATCAGCTCGCGTTCTAAACCTTGAACGTTTGCCTCAACTGAAGCCATTTGATTCTCCTTTTGGCATCCCCGCTAAAAACTAAACCCGCGACTTCGGCGGAATGTACGTACCGGACTCCATAGCCTTGAAAATATCTTCCGATGTCATTTTGCCGCTCTTCGGCACGGCAGCAGCAGCGGAAGTGGTAGCTTGTGGCCCGGAACCTACATCTTTGGTTTTTGCGGCGATAGCCGATTTTTGTTCGTTTTGCTTGTTGTTGGTCTGCAAGATGGATTCATTCCATTCTCTTGCTACGTCTCTGGCAATTCGCGGGATGACCAACTTAGCCCGCTTAAAGCTGAAATCAACGATGGCATTGTGGTCGGAAATGCCCATCCGGCCCTTCTTCGCGTTTTGGCGGTAAGTGTCCACTTGCGCGACGAATTGCGGTTGAGCGCCAAGCGCCTTTAATAAATTGTCGTAAACCTCTCCCACCATGCGTTTCATCTGTGACTCGGTAGCCAAAGGCACTGTCTTTTTCAACGTGCTTTCGATTTCCGAGATAGATTGATCCATGACTTTGGAATCGGTTTGTGACCAAAAATTCTGAAACGCTTGCTGTCCTTCCGAACTTTCCTTTTCAGCAAGTTTCTTTCGCAACTCTTCCACTTCGCTATTGCCCACGGCGGAAGTACGGCTGCCGGGAGCGATGCCCAGTGACTGAGCCACTAATTGAACGGCTTGCTGCAATGCCTCATTGTTTTCCCGTACGGCGATTCCGTGAAGATTCGCTAGTACCGGGTCAAGATAACTGGTGGCCTGTGCCCGCCAGGAATTTACATCAGTCTTGGCTAGGATGTCAGGCAGGTCGGAAATCAGCTTGCCAAAAGCGTTGGGGTCACTCTCTCGAAGGCTCTCAACGAATTGCACAGGGCTTTCCCGGTAGGTCCGGCCAAACTCCCGCGCATTCTCTGATTCTTCGACTAGCCTTTCCGCATCCGCAAGAGTTGGCACCCGTTCGTGAATCTCTTTGAATTCACTGAATGGCTGTTCGCCCTGCATCTCGGTAAAGGCTTTTTCCCGTCCCAGGATTTGCCGCAGTTCCGGGTTCTCCTGAAACAAAGGTTTGTAACGAGAGAAATCTCCGCTTGTTTCTGGTGCTGCTTCCAAATTAACTTCTGGTTCTTCCGGTTCCACGCCTTCAATCGGTTTTTCAGCAGGAGTTTCCTGTCCCGGCACCGCTGCCGGAGGTGTTGCAGGCGTTTCTACGCTTGGTGTCGGCGTTCCCGGTACCGCAGCCACACTTGCTGCGTTGCTTTCAATCTTGGCAAACTTCTGCTCAAGACTGTCCGCTGGTGGTGTTACGACTGCTGTTGCCATTCACTTTCTCCTTGAGAGCTACGTCGTTTAACGCTGACGAAGCGATGCTCTCTATGCTCCCGCACCTGACGGCGATGCAGAACTCGTTGGTGGCTGCGCTTCAGCCGGACTCAAATGTGGCGGAGCATTCATCGACTCAGCACCAGAAATGTCGGCCATCGGGCCTTTGCCTTGCGCTGCTTGTGCCGCCATTAATTGCTGCAATTCTTGTTGTTTTTCCATCATTTGGCAGGCTTTGGAAAATAGCGCGACATTCATGTAACCAGCCGGATTGGACTGTTTCATGGCTAACCCTTTGTCGCTGATGAGCCAGCCTTTTGCCGTGGCCGCCGCTACTTTCAAATCATCGATGTTCGGGTCAGGCTGCAAACTGGGAATCGGCTGAGGCGGAATCTTCTGGCCTGTCTGCGGATTCACTGATGCAGGTGCTACTTGCGGCTGTTCTTGCACTAATTGGCTGATGTCCATATTGGTTTTCTTGCGTTGCTGCTCGCCAGGTACTTGAATATCGGAAATGCCCATCGTTCTGAACAAATATTCCAGATTCTCTGGCGAAGCAATGGTTTGCAGGAAGATAGGGTTGGCACCGTTCCACATATTCAGCAACAACGCTCGAACATCGGCTTCCAGCACCGGAAACTGCGAATCTACTTCGGGATAAGCCACGATATTGCCTTGCATGTCTTCCAGCCGCACAAAATCTGAATCAAATTCTCCGTTAGCGCCTTGCTGGGCGATTTCCATGTCCTCAGTACGGTTGTTGGCGAAACATTTCACTGCTTTGGCATCTACGTTAGCCAGAAAACACTGGAAATTTCTCCACACTCTGCCAATCCGGCCCATTGCCTGATTACGCTGAGTCGCAATCCCTGAAGCGGTATTGTTTCCACCTGTATCTCCACCGAACAGAGCAGGGAAATTGCCTGATAGGAACTGTGGAATGGAATTCAGCAGCATTTCGATGAAGCGCATCATCGCCATGCTTGGTTCAACCGCTGGAACAAATGATAGCTTTGACCGAATGTCCTGATTCGGAGCCAAAGTCACAGGAGTTACGTTCCCCGCAGAGGCCACTTGTTCGTTGCGAGCCTCAAAATCCAGCAAGCCTGAATCCGCAAAACCCTCTGGCACGCCATTCATGCAGATTTCAAACAGCAGGTTGACGCAATCGTTGAGCTGGTCTTGCACTGGCAGAATCGAGCTAATTAGCGTCTCGCGGATCGACCCTTCTCCGGGCATCGTGTGCATGGTTTCCCACGCTTCATCCATGCTCTCGGCCTTCGATTCGCAGTACACGCCATTGAAGAATACGATTTTGACGCCCTTCGGATACATTTGCAGGTATTCTGCCCGAAGTGCTTTGTCCGTGATGCGGTAAAACGATTTTGGCCGTATCCACGCCCGCTGAAATGTTCCCAAACCTTCAAGCGTCACCCCTGAATGCCTGCCAGTTCCCAGATAGAGAAGCCTTCGCGCAATTCTTTCGTAACTTGCCGCTGTTCCAGAATCATCTCCACCCGTTGCCCCGCTGAGGTCATCTTCCTTCTCTGGGTAGGTCGCTATCACCACCGATTTGTCGATGTCCGTAACCCAGTCCATGTACAGAAAGTCTTGCTGCTCATCGGCATAAGCCGTGCGCCTGATTTGCAGGCCGGGAACCATGCTGATGACTTCTTCACCCTTGGGAATCTGCATCGTTCCGACAGACTGCACTGAAGTAGCGGTAGGTGCTGGATTCTCGGTCAATGGCTGGCCACAATCAGGGCATGTTGGCTGAGTCTCCGTCGTTCCTTCCGCTTCGTATCCACACTGAGGGCATGAGACGGTAGCCTGCCCAATCGGGACTTCTACCGGAGCGAGGATGTCGCGTTCGTCATACCCAAACTTTTCGCCGTCGCTGATGTACCGGACATTAGCTCCGAAGAAACCATCGGTCAGCATGAAATAACCACATTCGTCCATGCGCTTCTGCCAATCATTCTTGCGATGGACAGTATCCACAAACTTGCTGGCATTCTTGGCGGTGGAAACGTCTTGCGGGTCGGAAGGCGACTTCGGAAAGAACTGACTCTGCGTATTGTTCTGAGTAATGACAGAGGACAGACTTAGGCCGGTAGCTTGGAAAATGTTGGTGACATTCCTGAAACTGGTGCTGGAAACATCGTTGGAGTCGAAGCCTACCGGCAAAACGTTTGGCGGATACCATGCTCCCGCGTCGTTGTTGTACCACCAATACTGCTCTCCGCGCATGTACAGTCTGCGCTGGAGAATCAGTTTGACCTCTTCGCGGCGCGGAATATCATCAATCCGCTCCAACTCCATCAAGAGGTTCCAAAGAGGCCACCATTTCTCACGCGGCAAATTGTTTGGATCGACGGATGGCTGGCCTTGCGCCGGGATGGGAGGCGTTGCCACTTAGTTGGATACCGCCGAAACGTTAATCGAGCCGGAAGCCGTGGTGTAGTTCAGGCGATACAAAGCTCCACTAATGGCTGGAGTTAGTAATTTCCCGCCAGCAGCAGTAAGAAATGCCGTGGTCACGTTTACCCAAGTCGTTCCGCCATCCGGGCTAGTCTGCAAATCAGCGCTCAACGTAGTCACCGTTCCGCTGACGATGAACATGGCGCTGAAATCACCCGTCGCTTCGTGCATCTTGAAAGCGAATGGACTGCCAGCCACAGGAGCAGAAATCGCGGCATCAATCGGCCCTACGGTAGCTATCGGAAATACTTTGGTTATGGCCATTAGATTCGAAATTTACCTTTCTTGCCGCCGCTAACACGGTTCAATCGCGGATTGGCTTTCTTTGCCGCTGGCGATGCGTGCCGCGAAGCGTTAGCCAGAATTGCTCCGGCTGCTCGCTTGGAATAGCCTTCCTTTTCAATCTTGCCTTGCACGGCCTTGAAACTCATGTGCGCCGCCTTTCTCAGCTCAATGGCGTTACGGTTACCGCTATCAAAACCTGCGCTTCAGCACCTGGAATGTCCGGCGTATACGGCCCGACAGTCAAAGTCCCGCTAATCGTGGCGCCTTGATACCGCTGGGCAAATATGCCATTGACGAAATTTTGTGAAATCACTTGAATCGACCCATCCGGATTCACTTTCTGGGATAAAGGAACGAACATTCGTTGCTCTTTTCTCCCTCGACGCTCGTTAGCCCTTTAAGTCGCGTACCATCTTTTCCATCTCGCGCTTGGTGGGCAAATCTCTTTTCTTCGGGCCGCGCTTCTTGCCCTTGCTCTTGATAAGCTCGCGCTGCAAAGCGTCTACCGCTCCGCCACTAGTTGCCATTGGCTTTCTCCGCTTCGGCAATATTGCTTGCTGTTTCTGCTTCGGCCTGCGCTTCAATTGCAGGAACTGGAGATTCATCAGGAGCGACTTGAGGATGTTCCAACGCTTCAACGTAAAAGATTAGCCCAGCAAAGTCTCCACGGTTTACGAATCCCGTAAGATGGTCTTTGTTTTCGGCACTAAGAAACATTCGGCTTCTCCTTCGGCGTGGTGAACGATTCCAGTTTGGCTTTCATCTGGCTTGGCAACATCCGGTTGCCCATCTTCGGCAATGGCCGGGGAATTTCTTGGTTTAGCTTGGGAAGCCCTTCATGCGTGAGGAAAATCTCTTGCCACTGCCGCAACTCGGTGCGGGTACGTTCCAGCTCCTGCTCTAAGTAGCAGGTATACCTCGACTTTGTGATTCGCTCCCAGGCTTCAGAGAATCGACTCATGCGGCAACAATACGCTATTTACCGTAGCCGTCAAGCAAAAAACGTCACAGTGACGTAAATTGTTCCACGTGGAACGTTTTTGTCTAGTCAAAAAGTGTTACTTTGAACTCATAACCAAACCCGGTGCGGGGACGACGAATAGCGATGCAAGCCCCTCGACGGGTCGCGTTCGGAGCTGTTTCCGCATCGGTTAACGTGCGAATCGCCAGTGCTTTTTAATCTTGAACTGCTTCGGGTGCATGGCCTTTTCTTCCGCCAGAATTCGGTGATAGTGAACCATCTTCTCGCTTGGCTCAACCTGCTCCATCTTATGCCGGACGCGCTCTTCCGCTTCTGCCTCTCTTGAAACAGCTACTTTGACATCGAATGTCTGCGCTAGGCAATCTCCAGAATCCGGCGACGAGAGACCTCGTTTCTTCATATCTTCCTTCTTTTCTAGCTGGACTTGCTGCTTGGCGGAAAAGCCATATTGCGGGCCAGTCAGGTCGCTTTCAAGCTCAGGATCGTCTGGAATCTCAGCGCCACTTTTGAGCCACGACCGAGCCAGTCCCCACACCTCAGCTCGCCGATTGAAGTACATTTCACTGTTCTGAGCCGTCTCTCCGCCGTGAAACTCGAAAACTATGTCCCTGAAACCCCTATGGTTCAGATTGTCTATCACTCCAGCGCCAAGCCCATCTCCATCGATAATGATGGCGTCCGGCTCTTCTTTCTCAATATGGTCTATGATGAATCGTGTAGTTTCTACCGTATCCAAGCCGCGATACTTTCTGAGAATCTTGAATCTCCGGCCTTGCCTCATGCCGATAACCGTTTGGTCATCGCCGAATCTGGCCACATCCACCGATAGGATTTTAGGCAGATGCAGAGAGCCTTCGATGATTGTAGCCCTCGCTTTCGCTACTATGTCGCTTGGAATGAACTGATTAGACCCTGCTCGCGGGAATTCTCCTCGCACACGAACTCGCACAAAGTCGGAATCCAAGCCATAATCCTTGATCCAATTCTCAATTTCGGTCTTATTCGTCCCTTCTACTGTCCGCGAATCAATCTGAATGTTCTTCCAGCGATGCTTGTATTTGCCAAAGCACTCCCTGAATCTGCCGGTATTCTGAGTTGGATTGCCAAACGCCAGCCAAATAATCTCTGTGTTTTCATCGGTTAACGCGCCTTGAGTCACTTCCCAGATGACATCATCAATCTCCGAAGCCTCATCGAAAATCACAACGATGCGTTTGCCTTTATTGTGCAATCCGGCAAACGCTTGGGGATTGTTGGTTGACCAGGTAAGCCGGTCAGTTCGCCAGATTGGTGCGTGCTTTTCCTGCTTAATCGTTATGGATTCGGCGTTTACCGTGAACCAGTTGGCATTGATGCCAAGCCGGAACCACTTCGATACTTCCGGCCAAGTCTTGGTTCTCAACTGCGGGTCGCTATTCGCAGTGATGACTACGCGGCAATCTTCACAGGTGCTCATCGCCCAGTGGGTGAACATGCCTACCAGAGCCGATTTGCCAATGCCGTGCCCGGAGGCGATTGAGATTTGAAGTGGTTGGAACTGTGTTGCTGAATCCTCTAAATGGTCGCCAACGAGCTTTAGGAACTCGCCTTGCCACTTTCGTGGCCCTTGTGAGTCAGTAAGCTCACTTTCACCCCACGGATAGATATACCGAATGAAGCCAAGCGGGTCACGCGTAAAGCCCGAAATATCATGCATTAGCTGTTTGTTGGACACGTGACCGAGCCTTGCTCAACATAGTTGCTAATTCGTCCAATCCGGCAATTTCAGTCTTATCCGTAAACAGTTTCAGATTTTTGCCAAGAAGTTCGAGAGCGCCACGCTTTTCTGCGAGTTTGAACTTAGTGCGTTTGATGTCCCGCGCATCGTCGCCTCGCCCTTCCGTATAAACTTCGCTGGTAATCTCTTGGATCGCTGCTGCTTGTTCTCGCGTGAGGGTCGAAAGGTCGATATACGCTTCGCCGTTCTGAATCCTGATGTAGTCTTGCATGTTCGAGAAAGCCATTTTTGCCAGCTCCCCAAGCACTTTTTCGGCTGAAATGTCTAGTTTTTTGGCTCTTTCTGCAAGGATTCGCTCGATTTCTGACTTAATCTTAGGGTTGGTTAGCATCCTTGATGCTTGAACTGCTGCACCTTTTTGTTTGTAACCTGCTGAAATTGCGGCTTTTGTACCGTTCATATCCTTGCAGTATTCTCTAGCGAAGAGTTTCCAGCGTGGTGGGGAACTTTTGGACATTTCTAATTTTGAATTAAATGCCTATTTCTTCCGTTTGTCAATGGGTTCTAGTACATCTTCTTCGGTATCGGTTTGCAGTACCGCAAGCCTAGTTATCTCTACCAACTCAGCTCGCATTTCATCGAATAGGTTTGTTGGGTTTGCAATCGCCGGATAGCAAAGCCACGGGGTTCTGTAATACATCGATATGGCTTGGCCTGGTAAGAGCTTAACGGGCTTGCCGAGCAACCATGTAGCGATACGCAGCCGCCAGACCCACGCCATGTTCTTTGTCCACGGAAGAATCATTTCGCACGCTGGGCTTTCTTGGAGGGCGGCTTTTTGCTGGCCCGCCGTGGGTCTTGCCATCCTGCTTCGTTTGGCCACCGCTTCTCAGCGTCCTGTACCCACCATTTAGGCAGACCTACTTTATGATACAACTTACTAGAGAGAGCTGCACTCACCTGTGCTGTCACTTCCCTAGTCGCACGTTCCTCAGCTTCGTCCAGCTTTGCTTCGATAGCGGTTAGCCGGTCATACAACCCAAGAAAGGCCGGAGGAAGTTCGTTGCTCAGTTTGGTGATTCCGGCTTCCATGCCGCGAAATACGTGTGCTCTTTTATCGATGTCGCCGCGCAGCCCATCTACCAGCGCGTTCAGCCGTGCTTGACCCTCCAGCGCTGCTTTTACGTCTTGCTCGATGCGCTCTAGCTGGGTTGCGATTGGCCGCTGGTTCCTATTGAACACAGTGCCTGATCCCGTTGTCCCATCTTTAACGCCTGATTCGCCTATCATCGTCCACTTCGCTACATCGTTCAGAGCTCGCCCTTCGTTTTGCTCGCTCATCTTTGCCCCTTGTTTTGCCCCGCCGCCAGCGCCTTATCCCAGTCATCTTTGCCGCAAGTACAGGTCTTGCTCCGCTCGGAATTACAGTAATTTTCAGCTTTAGGGCAGGAATACCAGCAATCCTCAATTTCAACGTGAATTGCAAATTTCGCTTGTCCGGCCTCCAGTAGTGGCCCTAGCCGCTTTTTAAGGATTTCTTCCCCGACTAGCCACATGCCATCGTCCGTTGGCCATATCTCTCCCGCTACGCTCGCCAGCAGCTCTTCTACCTCTTTGCTCATTGCGCCTTCCACCATTCCTTCACCGCGTCTGCCAGGTTCTTCCTTGCTGATTTGCGCGTGCGCCCTTGCGAGTTGATGCCGAATCCCTCGTACCAAATGACCCACCAGCGCCCACTACGCTGAATCTTTACTTTTGGCTTGTATGGCCCCCTCCAGCTCATTCGTTTACTGCTTTCTGCCCTGTGGCCCGCCTGAGAGCCAACCGGATTATCCTAGCCACGGCTTTCTCAAGCTGCAAAAGCGTCCCTTTGCGCTTCGCCCAGTGATAAACCAAGTCTTTCGACATCTTTTCAATGTCCATAAATCACTTATATCGCCTTCAATCCCCCGAAAGCAAGATTATTTTAGTACTAGTTGAAGATTGGTACTTGACACAAATACGATTCATTTGCAATCATACGAGCATGAGGAAGAAGCACACACAATGCTCAGTTGATGGATGTACTGGCATAGGCGGAGGCCCTAACAGAAATTCTTTTGTTCACGGTTGGTGCCACATGCATTATACGCGATTCAAGAGGCTTGGCAGTGTGGAACTTCCATTGCGTGCTAAGAAGTTATTTGTCGCTGGCGTATGTAAAGTTCCAGATTGCGGGATGCCTGATAAGTACGGAAGGCTAGGATTCTGCGGAAGGCACTATTCGCGCAATCGTGTATTTGGTTACCCTGATGCACCTATCAACCATCATGCCGAAAAATCGTTTTGCGCTGAAAACAAATTAGCATCGATTTTTGCGGCACACGGTCATCAGGTACAACGAATCAAAAGACGCCAAGATGGCGATTTACTTGTCGATGGGAAGTTTAAAATTGAAGTCAAATGCGCCGAGGCGCAACATGGAAAAGATGAGGTAGTTTGGAAATTCAATATACATCGCCACGGTATATTAAATGAAGTCTCAGATTATTATGTCTTTCAATTTCTAGGAGTTCCAGGGAGTAAGTCGGCTTTGTATGCTGCGTTTAAGGCTCCATTGGGTGTTTTGACGCTGCAATTCAGCCTACGCAAGATGATTCGAGAATTGGCTCCAGCAGTGAAATTGTACGAAGAACTAATCGCAGCCCAGCCGGAGGAGACACAGCAGCCATGAGCACTGAACTTTTGCCAACGATTGAGAATGTTCTGCGCCATGCCGGATTCCCAGAATCGTGGATTCAGCATCAGCTCGGCCTTGAAGCCGAAAACACCCGGCTGCGAGAAGCGCTGCAAGAAATGCTGGACAACGGTGGCACGACTCGCGGGGAATGGATGCCTAAAGCTACTCACGATAAGGCTAGGGCCGCGCTGACCCCAGCCACTACCACTCAGGAGACAAAATCATGAATAGCCGAGACTCAGCATCGCTTGACCGCTACATCACAGGAAATTATGGCGAAGACCAGTTCAAAGGCGAAGATGAGTTGGAACGGACGCTGGAGCGCTTGACCGTGCTGCGCGAGACCGAACAAGCTACCTGGCTGGCTTTCCGCGAAGCCGAAGAGACCATGCACCGCTGCAATACCGCGTGGGGACAAGCCTCAACCGCCAAACGCCAAGCCTTCGATACCGCCATGCTCGCCCACGGCCTTACCTTTGATGCCCTGCTGGACTTGCTGGAGGAGGAATAGCCCTATGGATGCTTTCGAGCAAAGCCGAGAAGATTTCGCCTATCACTATCATTCGCTTGTAGATATGAGCGAGGATGACGACGGTGAAAGCGAATACCACAGCGATGCCGACGACCTGTACGACCGCTGGAGAGATGCTCAGATGGAGGAAGAATGAGCGTAAAACGTGTAGTAACAATAACTTGCGATGGCCCTTGTGGCACGGCTATTAGTGGCGGTTCAATTCCTGGTGATTGGCTTTATTTGCGGCTTCACGCCCCACATACCCAAGTAGCTGGGTCACGAAACGATTTGGCTCATCTTTGCCCGAAGTGCGCCGACCGAGTTTGCTATGAAGTGAAAATGCTGCATATCGCCATGCAATCGGCTAGGAAAGAAAAAGACGAGGCCCAGCCATGAATCCTCCAGCCGAAACCCCGCTAAACGTGCTGTGGCTGGTTTTAAGCCTCGCTGGCCTGTGCCTGTGCTTCCTTGCCGGAGAGGATGGTGTTTGGCTCTGCAATCGCCTGCGAAGGGGCAAGAAATGGCATCTGAAATGAGTGATTGCCAGCACTGTAAGGTATCAGCGATTCGCGGAACCATCTGGCATCTTTGGTGGTGTCCTTTTTGGAGCAAACCATGAGCGATGAAATCAAACGAGAGCAGGCGGTTACGGATTGGCTGCTGGGTGCGCCTGAAACCTTACACGGGATGCTGGAGCGGCTGCGCAATGCGCCTGGTGCGCGTTCAGAGATGCCCTACACTCGCGCTGTGGCTGATACTTGCCGCGACTGCGCCGCCGACCTCCAGCCCATCGCCGACCAGTTGCAAGCGGTGGTGGAGCGGATGGAATTGGACGCTAAAGAATCAGAAGGCTACGGAAAATACGGCAATCCACTGGCTTTGGTGAAGGAACGAGCATTGAAGCAGTATGTGGCTGATTTCCAGCGCATCTTGGGCACAAAAGTTTAGCGCTTGGCAGAGTCGAGCGCTGGAGAAGAGCAGTGAACGTCAAATTGCTAAGGAAGATTGCACGCCATATCCTTGCAGAGCCAAGGCGGCTGTTTATGGGCGATTGGATTTGCGAGAAAAAATACGACATGGAAATCACCCACAAATACGCCAAGTGTGGGACTGCTGCTTGCATTGCAGGTTGGGCTTGGAAGCTCACCAATCCTACAGAACCTATGCCGTGGTCTGGCGATGTGGCAACTGAGGTTTTGGGGATAACGTTAGACGACCGAAATAGGTTATTTTACTGGCAGTCTTGGCCAGCCCAATTTGGTGGCTATATCGATAACGGGACAAAGAAATCTGCCAAGATTGCCGCTGCTCGTATTGAGCATTTTATTCGTACTGGTGAATGATGAACACCTTACACGGGATGCTGGAGCGGTGGAACGAGCCATCAACTTTCATGGTCTATGAATCTTCCTGCACCGCCGACCTCCAGCCCATCGCCGACCAGTTGCAAGCGGTGGCCAACGACTCACCACACACATATTCTGATGAGGGAATCCACAAGTGCTGTAGCGCGAAGTCTCAGCTTCACAAGCCGGAGATTTGCACGCACTGCCGCGCCCAGCGCATCTTGGGCACAGCGGGAGGGCCTGATGGCCGTAGCCAGAGTTAAGATAGCGCCGCTGGATAATTGGTGCGAGAACTATCGAAATTTACCGAAGGAACTGGTTGGCTTGGAGATAGCGATTGAAACCTCTTCGCTCGATAGTAATCCAGAACGTTTTGGCTGTGGCGGCAGGTTCTGGAATGTCGATGAACTCACCGGAAATCGATTGCGAGAACTTTGCGGATTGGCACCGATAACAGCACCGGATATAACGATTATTTGTGAGCACATGCTGGAGATGGACTGAAAAGCGGGGCACAGCGGGAGGGCAAAAGTGAGTGAATGGATTTTATCAGCAAAAGAAGTGGTAAGGCACCAAAAGCGCGTTTTGCGTTTCGTGGACGGCTTCCTTAGTAAGGAAAACCAAACCATGCTAATCACAAATGGCCGTAGCCTGATGACTTATGCGGAAGTACGGAGCCACATCAAAGCTGCATTGAAATTGGAAGTGCGGCGGGCGCGAAAGGCAGGTGCGTGATGGACAAGTTGGCTTACGAAGAGAAAAACGCGGTGATTGAGAGCGCTGTGATTACATCCGATGACCACGGGCTGCTTTCTGCTTGGGTGCATTTGGATTATGGTGGAGCGGGGCAGGGATTCGGAGGCTATGCACTCTATCTGCCAAAATCTTTCACTCACCACAAACTGGAATCCGTCGCTGGGCATTTCATTTGGCGGGTGATGGAAGTCGCTGGGGTCACTGAGTGGTCAAAACTCCCCGGCAAGACCGTTCGCGTTCGCGCTACGCACGGCGGCGTAGAAGCGATTGGGCATATCGTCAAAGATGATTGGTTCGACCCTAAAAGAGATTTCCAGAACGGGCAGGTGCGTGATGCCGACTAAGGCGAAGCGAGCGAAGGTGGAGCGCCACTATTCCGGGAACCACAGCAAGCGATTCTGGGATAGGGTCAAACGCATTGAAAACGAATCAGACCGCGAGACTGCTTATATGCTCGGTGTCGTTCTGCAAGAGCAGGAAGAACGCATTTTACATTTCATAGAAACGGCCCGCCGCGAAGCTGGGAATGGGAGGAGAGGGCGATGAGCGAAGCCAAGCGAAAGTATTTACAACGTTTCTGGCTAATGATAATCACTGCTCTAGTATTGGCAATCTTCCCCCACTCTTCGTGGTTCATTCGTTTCCTCTGCCTGCTAGTATTTGCCATTTTAGCGGGGTGGACTGAGCGTGCAAATATGGAATTTGGAAAGAGGCTGATATGCGGAAAATAGATGAAAAGTTCTCTACAACAGGCGAGATCGTGAAGCGCTCCAATGGAGAACTTGTTCCAGAGGATGAGCCGCTGTTTCTGCTACGAGCAAGAGATCGTTTGGCCGTAAGGATGCTTCTCGTTTACGAGGCGCTTTCAAAAGAAGATGGCTGCAACGACTTCCACTTCGAGCATTTAGACAAGGACATCGAAGCGTTCAAGATATTCCGCGAAGAACACCCTGAGCGCATGAAGCAGCCAAGCGTAACAAGAGGTAAGTGAATTGCGGGCGCTATTGGAAAAACGGCTAGGCCAGCCATGACTGACCCTCAGAGAGAACGGGCGGAGACCAAAGCGCGTGATTGGCTATGGAAAAGAGAGTTTCGGGACGCAACATCTGGTGATAGTGAATCGCTGGCCAACCTGCTGCTGGAATTCGCAAGGGAACTAGCGCAGCCAGAGTTTGAAACCTATCGCCAAGCCGCTTACCAATGGCAAGAGAAGTGGCGTACGGCTACTGCTGACGCGTTGGAGCAAGCAGCGCGAATTATAGAACTTCATGGGGATGCTACCGTTTATGGCGAGTTCAGTATAGAGAATTTAGCTGGGAAAATTCGCGCCCAGCTCCAGCAGCCAGCCAAGAAAGGAACGCAGCCGTGAGCAAAAAGGAATTGGAATTGCTGAAACGAGCAACGAAACTTTTCCCAATCTTGATTGATAGCTATTGCGGGAATTGCGAGGATACGCCTTGCGATGACCTTCGCCCTTCTTATGTATGTCAAGAGCATCGCTGGCTAAAGGAAGTTCGTGAACTGTTGGTCAAGCGTCGCAAGGAGACTCGATGAGTTTTCAACTGTGCCCTAAGTGCGACATGATGATTTGCGTTTGCAAACCGAGCCAGCAGACCGAACCAGTGCAGGTGATGCCGGTAGACCTTGAAGCCAGACGCAAGCTATTTGACGGCTACACAATTCATCAGCAATCGCTGTACGACGGAACTGCACGAGCCTTTGCCGCCCACCGTATCGCAGCGGAACGGGCAGCGTTCGGCAAAGCGATAGAAATTTGCCGTGAGTATGGATGTGAAGCCGCTGACGAACTCGTGACGCGCATTGAGCAGCTAACAGCCCCCGC